CCCAGCGGCTGGAGCAGGGGTAGCAGGCGCAGTAGCAGTAGCTGCTGACTACCTGCCTATCCTTGGCAGCTTGGGCGACACAGCGCAGATTATCGCGGTCCTAGCGGCAGCTGCATTCATCGGCTACATTCTGTGGAAGCGGGCATGAGAGCATATCTGTCTGGCATAGTGGCGGCACTGGTCGCTCTTGGTGCAGCCCTGATCTATGCCAAGGGCCGAAGGGACGCTGACAATGATAATCACATTGACGACTACAACGAGTATATCTCGACGCGCAGGCGGATGGATGAAACCGCTGGCCCTTCTGACGCTGATGTCCAGCGGTGGCTGCATGAGCGCGGCAAGTACAAGCGCAATCTGTGATGGGTCGCTTGACCTACGGACGAATCATGCGGCGGCTTTATCGCAGGATGGCGGACCGCTATCGCAAAAAACAGGGGCGGCGTTGATTGGTTCTCTTGACGTTGGTTGTCAGGACACATAAAAAACCCAAGTGGGCGGCGCTTGAATGAAATACTAAGGTTATGATCTAGCCGGACGTGCTACCGAATGCGCCACATTCTGACTTTCCGCGCCGCTCACACGATTACTCCGCCAACTCCCCGCCCAATGCCATATAGCCGCAAGCATCAACGCTGCTGTCCCGATGTGGACCGTTGCGCAGGCGGGCAATCTTGAGCAACGCCATGAGATGGCATACGTCGGCGGGGCTAACAGCGTGGCCAAGGTATGCCGACCACATATCGGCAATGGCTAAGAAGTTCTCATGCGGCTTACCGTAATGAGTCTGCCGTTCGCCATTAATAAGTTCTTCGGCCTCTTTCAAAATGTCGGTTCTAGTGTTCATATCGTTCTCCTTATGCAAGCCACTCACAGCCCCATCTCCTCTGCATACGCATCTCGCACAAAAGCGGTTAGAAGCTCTGCCAGCGACATGCCGCGTGGCAGTTGATTCAGCAGCCACAACAATTCTTCTTCGCTCAAGCCGCTAAGAGCCTTCTTGATGCTGCCACGGTCAGACTCATTCTCCTTCAAGAACAACGTCACTTGGTCGTGGCGATTCATTATGGGCTTTTGCGGCAACAGGCCCAGTTCGCGGGCTTTGGTTATACGAGTGCCGACCCAATTTCTGTTTCTATCAAGTGTCTCCCCGATCTGAATGTTGCTCATGCCCTGCGCCCGCAACTTTGCGACCGCCGCTGCACCTTCTGTCTTGCTCATGTACTTCATTCCCCCAACCCCTCTGGTCGCGCCACTGGGCGCATGGATGTGAAGCTATCGAGGCAGTAACCATCGGCCTTCGCGCTATCTACTGAGGCCATCGTCAGCATGATGTCGATGTGATCGGCGCATGTTAGCTGCGTTGTGGTGACTTCGTAGTATCCGGCGGGCATCGCGGCCCCCGATACCGTGATGATTGTCAGGACTGTTGATAGTGTTGGCATTGGTTATTCTCCCTTTCCGTGATCCAGCAGGAATCTGATCGGTGCGTTTTTGATTTCGACTGTTTCGACTCTGCTTGCTTCGTATAGTTCTTGCAGGCGTTGCACCTGACGCTGGGCAATCTCGGCCAATGCCTTGATCTCTTCTGCGTCCTGCCTTGCTGTGCTGTGTCGCTTAGCATCGAGCCGCATGATCTCTGCCTTGCGCTCGATGCGATTGAGTGCTGCGGTGAGCGTTGTTCCCTTCATTCTCCTTGCTCCTCATACATTACGTCCAGCGCGATTGAGGCCATTGTATCCATGATTGTCAGGCCTTCTGGCGTTTGGCTAACCAACCACCATAAGAGTTTATCACCACCCTTTTCGTATACGGCACCGCTTGGTGAGCCGATCGTTCTGTCGCTGGATGCAATGATGCGATCATAAGCGCGTCTTGCCATTTGCTTTTTGTTCACATCAATTTTCTTTTTGGGCTGTGTGATGCGACATGATTGGTGCTTTTGAAAAGATGATTCCCGATCACAACCGTGATTGTTTTCGATGTGCTTATCGATCCCATTGTAAACAGTTGTTCGGTCTAGATTGAGTATCTTTGAGATATGATTGTGACCATATCCGTTTATGTAAAGCTCATGTATTAGGTTGTACCTTGCCGCGACTATAATCCCGCTTTTCTTGTTCGAGCTAACGATCTCTTGTGTTACAAAGTGACGCTTACAAATCTTATCGATGATCTCTTGATGGTGCATTGGTTCTCCTAACCTTCTTGTTGCCTTTCAAAAAAGGCGGGACCGAAGCCCCGCCAGTTGGAGGTAAACCTCTTGTGAGTTAGAATGGAATCTTGTCATCCATACTTAAATCGACACGCGGTGCGCTTGATGAACCCTGCATGTTGTCCGAAAGATTGAACGTCATGTAAGGCTTGTCGTCTTTCATCTTGCGCCATGCTGCGATGCGGCGTGTCTCACCCATTGGACCAGTGTAATCAGGTGCAGCTTCATTGCCTTTCTTGTCGTTCTCGAAGAGCACTGCGACCTTTTCATAGACCTCGATGATTGTTTTGCCAGCGCGTGTCTGATCTTTGACGAGTGTGATCTTGCGATCCACTCCCTTGTCATTGACCTTACCTTGAAGAATCAGCTTCTGCGTATCGAATGGTGCGAACGCAGCGCCTCGATCTGTGTTGTCGTATGTATCTGCCATGCTTCTGGCTCCTTAAGTTAATTGGGGAATTAACCCCATTGTCACCAGCTACCGCTGTTTTGTGACGGTTTATCTTCGCTATCGTACTTGTTGCCATCCATCTTCCCAAGGAAGACATCAGCATCGCATCCGATATGAGACAGGGCTTTGGTCAGGCCATCAGTGACAGCCATCTTTGGCGCGTCCTCAGCCATACGGCCTTTGGCTGCGTCAAAGAACTTACGGCAACCAGTGAAGGCACCGAATGAGTTTGAAGGTGTGCCGTGCCAGACGGTGACATGTGCAAGGACTGCGCTGTCTCCGTTGGCTAGGTTCACAACTTCTGTTGTGTTGTGCCAGCCCCAGCCATCACCGACTGGGCCGAACTGCTCGGTCATCTTCATAACCTGATACTGCGGATCAATGGCTGTAAAGCTACGCGAACCGAAGCTAACTTTCTTGAGGTACTTGGGGTCTGACTTTGCCAGCTTGTTCCATATTGCCATGTTGCTCATAGTGTTCTCCTTACTTGCGCGTTGTGATGCGAAGTGCGCCACGTTTGTCGCGCTTGATTGTTAGAAGGTCGTTGTAAACCTCTCGCTCATTGCTGCCGACCATTGCCTTTATCTCTTTCTTTGCGGACTCGAATGCTTTGGCTGCTGCTTCATGCTCAACGTAGTCATGCGCCTTGGATGTGAAGGCATTGTCTGTCGAGGCATCTCTGCGGACCATGTTGTCCACCTCGATCTTGTCGATACTGACTTGCGCGACATCAATACCAACTGGCTCTTGATCCCGTACAACGTAGCCCCAGAAGTCTGACACCACTGCCCACATTGAATTGAAATACTCTTCATTGCGTTTGACATAGGCAGACTCCCACTTGCTGTTGCCAAAGATCACGGACAGGTAGATGCCCTCAGCATTTGCCAAGTGTGCATAGGTTTGAATCTGCGGCATGTAATACTCGATTACATTATCCATGTTGTTCATTGCATTGGTGTGCTTGGCCTCGATGATTGCATTGTTCCACATGCCATCGATGGTTCCCTTGGTGGGGACGCTTCCGATTACTTGCTCGAAAGATTTCTGCGTGTCGGTAACAGTGCAGTCATGCTCAAGCTCAAACCACTCGATGTTGAAGTCCTCTGTCCATGATCCAAGCTGAACAGCAATGTTTCTGCTGAGGTCATCACCCTCACTGCGGCCAGTCTTGACCTGCCATAGCTCAAGCCAGTGACCCTGCATAATGCGGACGCAATCCGACCCTCCGATAAATCCAGTACGTTTCATTTGGTTCTCCTTATTGATACATATTACTGCTTATGTGCAGTGCTTGCAAGGTAATGTTGATAGGGTTCGAAGTCTTGTTCGCTTAGGCCGTGCTCTTTGATTAGCCTTTTGCGATGCGGATCACGCAGATACATGTCGGGCACAGCTTGGCACTGAGCAATGCGCTTGGCGTTTATGGCGTAATGGTCGGCAAGATATTGAGTTGGCGCTGTAGCCCCCTTTGTATTGCCTCTCATGGCTGTTCTGAGCCCGTCTGTGAACTCTTTGACTGATGGCAGGGTGCGCGTCTTCGCGGATTGAGTCACCTCTTTCGCTGTGGCGGCGACGAGGTGACTCATACGCTCCTGTGTAATTTGATTTGGAAGGTTGCGATTGAGTGCATCGATCACATCGATAGCCACAATCGTAGGATCAAGATCACGAGGCATGTTGAATCGTGTCACGATGTCTGACTTGAACCACTCCTTGAGGAATGAAATGCGCTGGTCATAATTCACTGAGCCACCCCGCTGTCTTCTTGGTTTCTGTTTTCTCTGACTCAAGGTCATCTTCCCAACGCTCTCCATTGAGCCACGTTGAAGGGTGCGGAATGTATTGCTTCTCCGTTCCCATCTCTTCGCAATGCTTAGAGTAGTGGAGTGCGCCTTGGATTATCTCGTCACCGCTGGCAAAGTTGAGCGCCTTCTTGAATGCAGTGCGGGCAGCACCCTTGCCAATGCGTCTGGGGTAGGCTTGCCAGAAGGCTTGAAAGATTGGCGTATTATTTGGATGTGCCAATTTGTCATGCGAAGATGTATTACTCTTACTAGCTATATCTAGCTTAGTAATATTATTAACTACTTCGGGTGACAGATTGTCATGCCGAGGTGGAATTTTCTTAATGTTTTCGTCGGGCATATTTTCCTCCATCGAAGTCATTGCATAGAAGTTGGGTTTGTTTGGTCGTCTCTTGATGCGAATGTACCCATGATACTCCAGCCAGTTGATTCCTCTGACTACAGTTCTGACATTAAGCATTGTATCTTGGGCAAGCCTAAGCTGAGAGGGAAAGCATTCGCCTCTCGCATTGCAATATGTGGACAGTGCAATGAGGATAACTTTTGCCGTTGGATTACCCATTGGCATAAGGGCTGTGTCTATTGTAAGATCATAGTCGATCATGTTGGTTCTCCGCCTGTGATCTCCTAGTTGCCGATACTTATGGGACGCTTTCGCAAGGGGCGTCCCATTTTTTATTATCAGTCAGGCCATAAGCTCTTGTCTAACAACAGAGTGTAATGTCCAACTCTCTTGCCATCACCTACATCTACGCGGTCACAAGAAATGGGCCAGCCATTCTGCTTTAGATCATAAATTCTACCCGCAAGCCTGAGACTGCCAAACATTTTCAAGGCTTCGAGTGGTGTGAGTACGGCCCCTGTCTTTAGGTGCTCAAGTATCTCCAGATTCTGTGACATTTTGGTTCTCCATAATTTGCTCAAACACCTCACCTCTTAGGATGACTATGGTTTGAGGCTCTCCGTTTCTTCGTTTGTATATTGCTAGGTCTCTCCCATCGAGGACAGTGAACGGACTAGGGAAGCCAGACTTATCTCTGTACTTAATCTCACCTACCAGTTCGTGTCCCATGAGTTCGACTTTGATGTCCCCCCTATACTCTCCTCCCAATGCTCCGCTGAGGGGTTGGCGCTTCGCTTTGATGCCGATCTTCGTGAGCCACTCCACGATTTTTCTTTCGTGATAGTATCCTTTAGACTTATTCTTGTTTGCCATATGTCCCTCTCATAGCAGTCAATGCAGATGTACCAATGCTTCTGAGTGGTACGCTCGTGACCGTTCTTGAGGATGGCCACAAAGTCTGTGACCTTTAACTCGCAAGAGTCACAGATCGACATCCCTTTTTTTAACTTCGATCTTGTACTCAAGAGCATCCAACCAACACATCAGCATGAACCCAGAAGGAATTCGTTTGTGTGTTTCCCATTTATGCACCAACGATACAGTGCAACCTATGCTATGGGCTAGTGCTTCTTGGCTTATACTTTGCTCTGACCTTGCGTATATCAACTCTTCCACCAGATTCTCGTAGTTCTCTGGTATCGTTACGGGCTTTCTCAAGTGCGTGAAGTTTTTCAATGGCCTTCATAACCTTTCTTGCAGTCTCATGCCGCAGTTCAGTAGCGCCATTGATCGTTCGATAGTA